GGTGTATTTGTCAAAAAAAATAGAAAATGCTGCACGCGCTTGGATTTGCGTGTGTGTCGAATGCTCAATGCTTATCTCGCTTTGAACTGTTGCAACTTCGGCAAGCCGAAACAAGATTTGAAAATTCAAGGCGTGCGCCGCCCACCGCCAGGGGGATTATATGATCAACAGTTGCATCGGTTCCAATGAGTTGCTTGTCGCAGTAGTGGCAGCGCCAGGCATCTCGATTCAAAACTTGTCGCCGTACTCTTTGCCATTCGGAATCGTAACCACGCGCAGCAGTTGATGCTCGATATCTTTGAGGCTTGCCATCTTGCCGGATAGTAAAGCAAGCATCACATCGGCTTCGCTTTGTAGGCACGCCACAATCAAGGCAAGAAAGTAGGGGCATCTTATTTTTGTTTCAAATCTTTTTGTTTGTTGTGTTGTTGTTGTTCTACATCATTGGCTGACAATAGCGGGGGCATTCATTCTTCATCAGTGATTGTTGTAATCATTGACTTGCCTTGTGGATTTTGAACTGCAATCTGAATGAGTCCTCCACTGAAGATGTCATGACGAGATGCAATCTTGATTGCTTGTTCTGCCATCTCAATTGCATCTTCATAATTATCAACATCTCTTGCACCAAGTGCATCGAGTGCACCAATAGCAAAGTCTGAACCACTGCCACTTGCATAAAGTCTTGAACCGCAACGATCCCAACCATAGGCTTCATCAATGAAATAGATTTTGCCTTTGATTGCAATCAACAATTCATTATCAAATGATGCTGACTCGCCATCACTCTTGATGTCATAACCTGAACGAATGAATTGCTTTCGCATGGATGGAATCAACTTAGCAGTGACGAACTTATCTAGGTTCCCGGTTGGTGCTGGCGGGTTCCAATCGAATGCAAGAATGTTTGCACCGCGAGAGGAACCAGCAGCAGCAATGAGATAGTTCCCATTGGGTGTTATCTTGCCAACAGGAGAAGAATCCATCGCACGATAATTGAGTGTGGATTGTGACTCTGCTGCAATGACGCACCAATCTTCATGTTGAATCGCAACAAGCGTGGTCATTGTTGCGCCGCCTTTTCTAGTTTTGCATCAAGTAGTCTGTCAATTTCTTCCAAGCACCATTTGGCGATTCGCAAATCATGGGTGTTCTTTTGTGTTGCACGAAGATGCGACATGGCTTCATCAAGCTCTTCTTTGTCAATGTCATCTTCTAGTTGCATGGAATGAGAATACTGTGTGAAACGGACTGTGATGGATGTCTTGTTGTTTAGACACACCACGCCAACGCGGTAAGCGTAGCACGACACGCGGACATGATTTGTCAAGTCACGAGTTTCGTGCATGAGCGTTTCGCATGGCATTGACATCATAGAGTTGACCGCGCCGACTAACGCCATTGGCTTTGGCTAACCTTCTGACATGGCGCTCTGATATTCCCATCCAATTGCCAATTGCCTCGGCATCTAGCCAAACCTGTCTTGTTGGATCAGATAAAGCCACTGCCACCAATCTCAAAGTTGTCCATTGTGTACCACACAACTTGCATTGAAAGATTGCCAATGGATCATCACTATTGATGGCAAGAAACTTTGAACATGGAGTGCCATCTTCTTTTTCGGCAGGACAAGCAATCTTTCGAGTCCGTTGCACGAACATCTTTGCCGCTTGCATTCCCACTGAATGCAATTGCTTCAATTCGGTTGCAAAATCGCCAATCCAATTTTGAGTTCCTGACCATGGCAAATGAGATTGAGCAAACTTGATGGCATCGTCAATCTCAGCCTCCAATGATGCTGGTTTTTTCAGTAATGCCGGAGGAGTCAGGTTGCGCTCTTGTCGAATCAAAGATTCCCATTCATGGAGTAATCCGAGAATGTCGTGACCTGCAATGAATGAAAGAGCTGCGACATTGAGGCCAATGGATGGGTCACTCGAACGGCCTCCTGAGCCAGTTCGACCAGGAATGAGTTCATCGTGAGCAACTGTCCAAAACTGCTTCAAGTCATCGAGCTGAGAATGAACCTTGGATTGACACTTGCCACAAATTCCTGGCATTGAGACTGAACGATTGCAAAGGCTGCAAATTGTTATCTGATCCATTAGAAATTTGGCTCCTTGGGTGTCGTTGACGGGTAAAGCGGTTCCGGCTCGAAATATGTCGGGAATTGGCAGTCATGGGCAACCAAGGCAAATGAGTCGGCCTCATCCTTGGCAATATGCCAGGCAGTTCGATAGTTGAGTTGAAAATCGCTTCCAACTCGCACCGTTCCAAAAACCTTTCGACCTGACATCCTCATTTTCATCTCATCTGCAAAGTTGAGTCGGGTTGGCTCAACCCTTCTGAGGAATCCGTAAAGATGGCCTTCATAAATCCACCCTTTGCATCTGGCACATTGAGTCAATTTGGCAGTATCGGTCAGGAAGTGTTGACTCATTGAAATCTCCCATTTGACCCATAGCCTGTGGATAACTTTTCAATTGTATGGAATTTGTTGATCATCCTTGAATTGCCATTTCCCGAAGGCATTGCAGTCGTTTCCCGTTTCCCATGTTACACATGGGAAACAGGGAAACGCCCTGCCACGCTTGATGGGGGTTGGCGTTTCCCGCCTCAGGGAAACGGCCGGGAAACGGGAAACGGGCAAAACGGACATGGTTTTTGAGGGCATTTGCCTGTGGATAACTTTGTGAAAACATCACTTTTGACCACCTGAAATCTGCAAAACCATCGCCGATGAAAGGTTGAATTTGGCCTTGCCTTCTGCCGAAATGTAGAGAATGTATGACTTGGCATTGCCACGATTTTCGATAACGCCTTCCTCAATCAGCTCGTCAATTCGTGTCAAAACTGTCGTTGACTTATGTTCAACGCCTTTGACGGCTCTGCCCTTGGTAGCGCCAGGATTGGAGTCAATGAATTTCACAATGTCGTTGTCAAGATTTGCCAATGCCGCCGCAATCACTTGATCCTCAAGCATCGGCGGGGCGATGACGATTTCCATCAGTGAGCGAGTCGAATCAATGGTGATGACGGCTGCCTCTTGAGTTCTATCTGACTTGCGATACATCCCTGAAATCTTGCGAATGAAGCCTGGCCTATCTTTGGTCACTCTCATTGTCAGCGTGCCTGTACGCCCTGGCGCAAGGGCTTCAAGAGGCTCTATCAGGAAGGCTGCACCATCAATGGTCGCCAACTTTGCCTGACCGCCAATGGCGAATCGGCCTCGCGTTTGAGCATCTTTAGTCACATGGTCAATCTGAACCACGCAAGCGCCACTTGCCTCGGCTATGGCTCTCGGGAACAGGCGCATCCACCTGGTGATGGCATCGTTGTCCTTTGTCTCACCGCCCCACATTGTCAAGGCTTCAGTCACGCCGTCAATGATGACAAGGCTGGCACAATTTGGCTCAAGTAATGCTCTCCAATATGGATCAGCATGGTCACGAGCTGCATCGGGTCTGATGTAAGTAAAGTTCTGCAAAATCTCAGGCTGAGTCACTTTCAGTGATTGCAATCTTGAAACCAAATCGGCGGCATCGGATTCAAAATCGATATAAATAACCTTTTTGAATGCCTTGAGTTGTTCGGCAACTGCAATTTGTGCAAGCCATGACTTTCCTGACTCTGACTCTCCATAGAATGAATGCACTTTGCCCTGATAGAGAAGTGATTGTCCATCGGTTCGCATGAGCATTGATGTCTCTGCCATTTTGTATGTGCCATCAAAATAGATGTTGAGGTCAACTGGCTTCCATGAGGATTCATCGACTGGAACCTGTGGCACGACTTGCAGCATCGGCGATTGAGGTTGGCTCAAAGAAGGTAAGGATGAAAGATTGCTTGCATTTGGAATTGCCCCGTAGCCTTGCATCCGCAATGCCCTGGCAGCTGATGAGAAATCGCCATTGTGATGAAGATGTGCAAATGCTGCAAATTTTGAATAGGGCTTTTCTGCATCAAATGTCGTTGATGTTGTGAACACGAATAAGTTGTCGCCATCATTTTTTCCAGTTGTTGCGCTGATGCCAACATCTTTGCCTGGTCTTCTCCAATAAGTTATCCCGCCGGATGTATAGACAACACGCCATCCAAGAGGTTCAAGAATCTCTTTCCAAGTTGCACGATTGTTGAAATCATCTCCTGGCTTTTCACCGCTTGAATCTTTGGGATTGAGTCGTTCGACAATTGCCTCTTTGACTGGCATGGAATCGAGTGCTTTGAAAATTGCATGAATTGCATTTCGCTCATCAAATGAAAACATTGGAATCGTTGCCGGTGATCCTTTGAGCATGACCCAAGGTTGACCTGATGAATGTGTTGTTGAATGCGATGGTGCAACTATGACCATGCCGCCTTCACCGCGAGTTTCAATGAGGACTTCAACGCCATCATTCTCACCTGGTCTGCGAGCAATCTTGGTGTTGCCTGGTACTGGCTCATCAGCTATGCGGTAGAGGAAATGCAATCCTCCTGATGGTGTGAGTTCGACATAACCATTGACTAGGATTTCCCAAAGATTGCCAAGTCCAGAGTTTTGTGCCAATTCTCGTGCTTCATCGAGCAAGCCTGATGCAATTGCTCTGCCTTCAAACTCTGCCATTTCCAATGAACCTGAAACTGTACCTGTGACAATTCCAAGTCCAATGCAATCACCTGAGAACCAATCAATGATTTGTTCGCGACTTGCTCGCTCAACCTGATACTTCGCCCATGATCCAATTGGCTTTTTTGTGCCATCTGATGCCACTGGAACAACACTGATTCCAGCATCGTGAAAGTTCAACGCCGCTTGCAGAATCTCATTCATTACTTGCCCCCGCCCATAAACTTTCTTGATTGATGGTGTGATAAATGCACATTGAAATCATCCCTGTGAATGATTCGGTGCTGAAATATAATCCAAAATCTGCGCTTTCTTGGCAACGAACCATTGTTGGTGCGCCCAAGTCCATCATGAATTGGCAATGATCAACGAATGGAGTTGTTCGCTTATGTCTAAGCGGTTTGGGAATCATCAACTGGCTTCTTTGTTATTTCATAACCTGCAACTTGAATCTGCGTGACAATGAAATTGGCCATTGTTGAAGGCGGGTTTGGCAATCCATATTCAAACGCTGCCCACAACGCTTTTGCCAATTCGCCAGTAAGTTTTTTCATATCCTCATTCTGCATCGGCGTTGATAAGCTGCATCACTTGCCCCTTGCAATCTCAACAACTTTTGACAAATCACAATTGCATTCATTCTCTGGCGAATCTTGAAACTGACAACCTGAATGAAAATCGGCAAGTTCTTTGTATAACGCTCGGCGCAATTGCCACGCAATTTGCTTGCGGATTTCTGACTCACATCCGCATCCTGCTGATCCATCCATCATCGGTTCCATGTCATCCCCTTTGTTTGTTTTTGTTGCCCATCGTCAGGAATCGAACCTGAAAGCATCTTCCCCAAGAGCTTTGCAACCATTGCCGATGGCTTCTCTGATTCCCCCCTCGAAGAATTTGAATCAGAGAAAGGGTGTTTGAACTAGAAAGGCTTTGCGCCTAACTTGTCAATGAGTGCCTGAATCTCAGGCGTTACTGTAACGCCATCAACAACTGGCGCAGCTGCAACTGACTTTGCATTGCCAGCAAGATAGGCAGTTGCCTTGTCAATGTCGGCTTGTGAATCAGTTGCGTTGATAAGAATCCAAGGTGCGGATTTGCCTGGCTTTGCAACTCCCTGTCCGATTCGTGCAAGAACTGACTTGCCGATGTTGGACTTGAGTGCGCTGCGAAGTGCGACATTGAAAAAAAGAACTGAGTTGTGCTCAGTGTTGGTGTCAAGGTCAATGAGATCAACCTCGATTGCCTCTGCCTCGCCGAGTGAAGTTGTGATACCTGTCTTGTATTCGACAGGCTTGATGATAAGCAAGTGACCTTGAAGGTCGGCTGGCTTTACTGTTGCCTCTGATGAGGCTGGAGCTGAAAATGTGCTCACTATTGCCCTGCTTTCTGTGTTGGTGTTAGGGGTGAAGCATCCTCATCGGTTGACGAGAAATTTGATTCGACATTCTCTTTGTTGATGTCGTTGATTGTTTTTGTTGGAATCATTTGATGCCAGTCATATAGCCAAGAGTGAATGCAATTATCAACATCACAACAATCAGCACATCAATGAGTTCATTTTTTTTCATTTCTTGCCCGCCCATCCGTCACCTTTGAAAATGGTGAGGATTGGTGAGATTACCTTATCCATATCGACAAGGCAATCACCGCAAGTTGGGTTGGGTGCATCAGAGTCAATGGCGCGGCGAATCTCCAATGATTCGCTGCATCGTGGGCATTTGAAAACATATATTGGACTCATACCCACCAACCTTTTGCTGAGCCGTAGCCATAGATTCCAAAGACAATTCCAAGGGTGTTGAGAACGGCAATATAAATCAAGATTGCAGTAATCATGCAACTCCCACCTCTCCTGGGCAACCTGCACTCAAATTGCCTGAGTTTGGCAAATAGTATGGGCAGTAAATGCAAAGATAAGATGGCGTTGCCGGAATCAATTCCCAGTTGTTCGGATTTGCCTCAGGATCAAGCTGCCAAAGAAGAACTTGCGCTGACTCAAGACGAGCGATTGCATCCAATGCTAGTTGGCGATTGTATGGCTCAACGATTGTGTAGAGGCCATCGAGTCTGCCTCCAAGTGGATAGAAGGCAAGTGCAACCTTTTGCACTGATCCAATGCCCAATTCATTTTCAATGCCAAGCCCATAGAGATTGATTTGCACTCGTTGCTGGTGTGTCATTCCATCGCGCTTGCGAGACTTCATCGAAGTTGCGCCAACGCATTTGTGGTCAATAACCATTTTGTTTTCGATGTCAAATAAGTCGCAAGTGCCAGCCAATTGTTCATTGACAACAACTGGATGCTCCACCAAATAAAGTTTGTGTTCTTCGCCGTCATACACATCTTCAAAGGCATTGGCAAGCCATGAGTGGATTGCAGTGCCAGAGATAGATGCCCAAGGATCGGTGTTGGTGTTTGTCTTATCCCAATCAAGTAACTTGTAGGCAGACTTTCTGACACACGCTTCGCCGACCTCGCTCAAGCCAATGCGCTTTTGTCTCGAGCGTGGCGCATTGGCTGAGCGATTGTGGATGACGGATTTGATGCGCTCGGCAAGAGCTGAAGCATCAGAGCCAGGAGCAGTGAACATTAGTCCTCAACAATCGTGAATCGGCGAGTGATGGTGACGGCCTCAAGGCCAGCAACCTGCTCCTCAGATAGTAGTTCGCGAATCTTCTTGGTATCAATTCGGCGAGATTCCACTGTTGTCCAACGAACTGATTCCTTGCCATTGACAAGTCCAACTTCGCAATCGCCCATTGCAAATTCAACTTGTTGGCGAGCGATGTCTGCTTTTTCATTCCATTCTTTGGCTTTGTTTTTGGCCTCAATGTAGGCAACTAGAAACGCTGCTGCCGTTGGATCAAGGTCAACCATTGCCTGATTGATTTGAGTTGACATTTCTTTCCCCTGTTTCTTGGTTTGTGGTTAGTAGTAGGAGTGTTGCAGCCAAAAGGCTTTGGCAGCGCAAGCACCATCTGAACCGTAATGACGGGAGATGTAAGCAATGGATGCCACAACTTGAGCCATTGGATCAGCTGAATGCTTGAGTCCAATGTTCTTGTAGGTTGTATCGAGTAACTGTCCAACGCCTTTGGCACTTGATGTTGGATTCTTGGCTTTGGGATTCATGTGCGATTCCTTAGTCAAAATCCATTTCAAACATGATGCCTGGCGTGGAATCATCAACTCATCAATGAAAAGGCTGACCTTTTGCTTGTCAGTCAGCATCACTGCTTGATTGACTTCAATGACTTGAATCTGTGTTGCTGGCTTTGGAGCATAGATGCCATTGGTCATGGCAAGAATCAAAAGAATTGCAATGCTTGCGATGCTTACTAGAACACTTGAACTTGAACGACTCATTTGAGTAGTCCTTTCCGTTTCGCCCGATCAAGTGTGCGTTCAAGTGATTCAACTTGAATCTCCAAACGCATTGCCACTTGCTCCTTGGTGAAACCTTGGGATAAAAGGGTTTTGATTTCCCTGATTCTCTTAGTGTGCCGATCCTCCTTGTTTTTGTAGTGCATTTTTCTTTCATCTGGAGTTGTATCACCCCAGAATCCTTCTTTGATTTCATTTTCAATTGCGTAATCCAGGCATTGCACCCGATGGATGCAGCTTCCGCATAGTTGTTTCAATCGCGGCAAACGCTCTTCCCATTCTACCAATGACTCCGGAAAGAAGAAATCGAGATTGCGCTCATTTTTGCATTGAGCCTCATCAAATCTTGGTGAATTTGTCAGCGCACTAAGCAATCGGATCACCGTAGCCAGCCTCTCGCAATAGGCGAACCATGTCTGCCATCGACATAATTGCCCACCAGTTGCCAGCATTGGTCAGGCCAATTCCATTGGGCTTGACTGCCAAGATGCCAAAGTCTGCTTTTGCATTCTCAGCTTCAATTTGAGACTCACGAAGCCAAGCAGGGATTTTGTAAGTTGCGTGATTCTTTACTTCCCAAGCAAGGCATGGAGTGCCAGTGATGTCACCTAAGTCCTCACCAGCACCCCCACCGCCGAGTGCTCGTCTTTCTGCACCAGGAAAACCCTGTCCCTGCAAAAAATGAACGAGCGCAGTCTCGGCTGATGTGCCTTTTTGCTTGGCTTTGCTCAACTTATCTTCCGGACTTCGTTGAAGCAGACGGATTGCCAAGATTGTAAATGTGTTCACGCAATTCTTCATTCTCGCGAAGAGATGACCACAATGCTTTGCGTGTGTCGCGGTTGGTATCCCATTCAATGAAACCGCCAAAAAGAAATCCCATTGTGAAGAATGCAATCATGATGGATGCAAGCGTGTAACCTGACATTAGATGTCTCTTTTCTTGTCGAATGCGCTTTGAAAGTTGTGCCATTCTGCGACTGATTGAAAGTCGTCATTGGCATTGAGTTTGTCACCTAACCAAATGATGAAGAAGAACGCAAGCATGGTCAGGATTATGGCGGTGGCAATCATGCTGATACCGCTTTGTTGCGGTTATAGGGATGATTTGGTGAATTCCAAGAAGTGCAAACAACTGTTCCGTTGTCATCTACCCATAAACGATTGTTCATTTTCTCGCTCCTTTGTCGAAGAACTCCGAGTTCTTCTTGTTGGCATAACTATAACTCCGACAAGTCAAATTTCGACAATAATTCTTTTTCGGCGTGTCGTAGGCCACAAGGCGAAAAGCCCCCCAACCGGAGTCAGGGGGCTTTTCTATTCGCTGGCGAGTCTGGGCGAGTTAGACTTCAAGCCAGCAAAGCGCGTTGGATGCCTTCTTCAAGGCTTATTTTGGGTGTGTAGAAGGTTTCCATCAATGTCGCATCTCCGACTCTGTAATGGACTCCTGTGGGTTCTGACGGCAAGTGTTCGATGCCTGGTGCATAACCAGCAGCTTGTGAAACTAGGCTCGCCAACTCATTGAATGAGGTTGCACGCCCTGAGCAGAGATTGGCAGTGCCGATGTCATATTCGCATCCGGCAATGCTGGCCTCAACGATGTCATCAATGTGGATGAAGTCTCGAACCTGAGTGCCATCGCCCCAAATTTGGAATGGGTCAGCTTTTCTCTTGGCGCGATCAATGAAAGATGGGAATGGATAATCCAATGCTTGGTCTGAGCCATAGCCTGAAAATGGACGATAGACATGAACTTTCAAACCTTCTCGCCTTGCATGGGAGGCGAGCATCTCCCCTGTCAACTTTGCCCATCCATAAGTTAGGTCAGGAGTTGCGATATTGGAAAGATGAATGTCGCTCTCTTGCAGTTGTAGTTCTTTGCCCCGATATTGCATGGCAATTGGGTAGGCAGCAGAGGATGAAAAGTAAGTGATGCAGCCTGGTCGAGTTTTCATCGCCCATCCAAAGAGTTCAGCATCGATTGCCAAATCAACTGCCAAGGCCAAAGGAGCGCCTTCAATCATCTTGCGACCACCAACAACGGCAGCCAAATGAATTACCTTGTCAAAGTATCGTTTGTCATGGCGAAAGAAATCTCTGGCATCAAGGCCGTTGACAATATCAACGCCAACAACTGTGTGACCTTCGGACTCAAACTTTTTTCTGAAATGCCGACCAACAAATCCAGCATCCCCTGTAATCAGAATGTTCACTTGCACCCCCAAAATTGGTAATCATAAATCAAACTTGGATCATCAAATTGCAATGTGTTGAAAATGACTGGTTCAAATCCAGCGCCTTCAAGTAATTCGCGAACTCCTGTTGAATCCCAACCCCAATAATGCTGAGGATTGCCATCGTTGATTTCTCCGTCAGGAGTAGTGATAATCAAAAACTTTGTCTTGGCGCGAATCTTTGCCAATGTTGCTTCAGGATTGTCCAAATGCTCGATTGTCTCTGAGCAGATGAACAAGTCAACCTTTGGAATCAAATCAATGGTTTCATCAATTGCGCCTTGGAACTCATAGCCAGGAGCAAAGTCTCCAATGTATCTTGTCACCGCCGGAATTGCATTGATGATGGCTGCATCTCCTGCCGATAAATCAGCAACGGAGTTGACTTCGCCAAACCAAGAAGCAAAGGCAATCGTCATCTGCACTCGCAAGCGATGATCCTGCCAACTTGAATGTTGATGTGGTTCGGAGTAAATGTTAGCCAGTTCTGCTTTGGTATAAGCAGGCCGCAATCTTGCTCTCATCCTTGCAACACTTTCAAGAGAGTTTGATAATCATCGCCAGTGATGTAATCGTGAAAAGCCTTGGCATCAGCTGAGTAAATCTCTTGCGCGTTGACTTCCTTGTATCCAGCATCCCATTTGGCTTTGCCAGCAACAGGATGCAAATGTTCAAGAACGATGTGACCCATGTATCGGATTGCACCCAAATCCTTGCCTAGTTGCATCCAAAAATTGTCAAGATATAAATGAATCATGCCAGGAGGAACCATCCCGCCCAAAGCATTGACAATGTTGCCAGTCATCGCAACGGCAGTGGCAAGATTCTCGCCTTGAAGCAAGTCATTGCCATAAACAAGGCCAGTCTCTAATTCATCAAGAGCATTGATGAAATGCGTATCCCAATTCTTTGTGCGTGGTCTGTGATCATCGCCAAGAAAACAAAAATGACGGTATTTGTGAGAAAAGTGACGGGCTGCAAAGTTGAGTGGCTTTGCCATGCCTTTGCCATTGCGCTCGACCATGAGGACATCGCAGCCAAGTTGCAAGTAAGCATCCATCATTTCATCATCATCATCGACAATGACAATCAAATCGGATTCAGTCTCAGTCTCATCCAATGACTTGATGAGTTCTTCAATGTTATGTGGCCGATGACGGCTTGGAACCAAGATTGCCATGTTTTTCATGCGACTTTGACCAACTTGCCAGTTGCATCTTTGTAGTAGGCATACCCTTTTGCACTCATTGTGAATGGAGCTGAAAGAGTGTTGCCAATTGTAAATGGAGCCTTGCCTTTGAGGTCATAAAATGCCGGAGTTGTAATGTCGGGAAAAATGCAAGTTTGATTGTTGAAAACCTTGTTGAAATAGTTTCCAAAGCAATGATCGCCGACTTCAATCAACCATGTTCGGCCTTGAGAATCGGGCTTTGAATAATTGTCAATCATTGGATCGCAAAGCATCTCTGCAATCTCATGGCAAATGACTGAGACAAGTCCAGGAGTTGAAAGGCCAGGATGAATCTGCTTGCCTTTGATAATCAATGGCTTGATGTAAGTGCCAAACAGTCGCCCCGATGCCCTTGGTGAGCAATAGGCAACAACTTTGCCACCTTCAACTTTGTGATAACCAGCAGCGCCAACATTGCGTTTTGCTTCAGTTACATAAACAATCCAATCGCCCGCATCTGTGACAATGCTTGCATCACTCAAACTCCAAGCCTTTGTGACCAATGGCGTAAAATAGGAAACTGCCTGTGTAATAGTTTGGAAATCGGCATCTGCAATGTCCGCTTGATTGATAAGTTGAATCTTCATTTCTCGCCCGCTAACTCGCCACTGATGGCGATATATGCCGCACCGTCAACGAATGAATCGGCGTGGTCTGGTGTTTCAACAAGTCGTGCAATTTTGACTCCCGCCATGCAAAGTGCAACCTGGCTTGGAGTGATGTCAAGGCCAAGGATTACTGACCAAATGGCAGCAATTCGTTGGTGATTGAGCAATGGCGTTCCATAGTTTTTGTCTCTATCGCCATGAGTAAGTCGTGAGGCTTCGTCAAGAATTTCTTTGCGATTCACTTGAGTTGATCCAATGAATTGAGTTGAGATTCTTGCAGCTGATAATTGAGAACCTGACGACCAGCACTGCCAGTCATAATTGGTTCCATTCCTTCATAAATTGACACATCGCACCATCCCCTGAATTCAACTTTTGGAGTCTCCGACTCTACCTCATCAACTGTGCACCAAAATAGAAAATCGGCTTTCCTTTTGATGGAAGCATACTGCGAAACCGATACGCATCGACCCCATTGTTGCCAGTGTTTTGCTGACCAAGTTTTGACTTCGACTCGCCCAATGTTGGTGTTGATGTCACAATCTCGATCCTTTGAAGGGTCGCTGAAAGTGGCCTCTGGCTCAAAGCCGTTGTCTCTTAGCCAAATGAATGCAGCAAACTCGCCGAGATGACCAACAAGATGGCTGCTCGCAGTGTTCCTGTAATGTCCAGGATTGTTGCGATAGCGATCAAAGGTCATTTCGGCGAGAAGGGAAGCTGCTTGTTTTGTCTCAGGGTTGAGAATCAAGCCCTGAATTGTCAATGGTTACGCCTTTGGAATTTCCGGCGTTGTAGAAACATCGGCAATTGCTGCGTGGATTCCATCATTGGTTTCTCCAGCCTTAGCAGTTGCAGTGCGGAATGCTTCTTGAATATCAAAATCACTTGCTTTGCCTGACCATGCCAATGCAACGCCAAGATAAACAACAACAGTGGCGCAAGCAGTGCCAAAAGCAATTGCACCGCCCATGAGCCAATCTTTTGCAATGACTGCTCCAATGCCCATTCCAGGAAGGAATGTCATCATCACCAATCCAAGAACGCGAACTCCAATGTTCTTCAATTTCTTCATTTTGTTTTCCTTACTTAGTAGGAGGCAAGGTCAAAAAGTTTGGCCGAGCAACGGCAATGATGGTTTTGCCAAAATAACGCTTGCGCTCATACACGCCACCGCCATTTTGCTGACTTGCGCCAACTGCACCTTCTGGACTGGTGTTGCCTTCAATAGTTGTCAGGAAAGTCTTGTTGTTGCTTTCAACGATTCCAACATGATCTGCAATGCCAGCGCCATTCCAATCGAAAAGAATGATGTCTCCTGGAAGAGCTGACTCAGGCTTGATGAGTTGATTCTTTTTCTTGAAATAATTGACCGCATCAGGGCAGTAAATGAATCCAAACTTGTTCTTGGCTGCAATCAAAGATGAAGCCCCTGCCTGTGCAAATACCCACGAAACAAAACAAGCGCACCAACTAGCGCCTTGATTATGCTGGCCGGTGCATTTTGTCCACCAATCCCAGTAAGGAACTAGGTTGCCGGACTTGCCATCTTTGCCGCCTTTCTCAACTGTTCCCACTTGAGTTTTGGCTATGCGAACGACATCTGCACCTGTCATGGCTTCTTTCTTGTTCGAGTTGGCTTGGATTCGATTTGTGCTTTCATCACTTCTACATCAATTTTGATTGTCAATTGATTTTCTAGGAGTTCCTCAACCTTATTGATGAGGCCAGTCTTTCCATCATTGTAGAGGGCATACTCGATTCGCGAGAGTTTATCTTGAATCGCCTCTGTGTGTGTCTTGATTGAATGTTTGGCAATTATGCTCACACCAGTCAGGATTGCAGCTGCTACAAAAAAATAAGAATAGACAATCGTTGCCGTATCTGCATTCATCGCGTAATTATGAGAACCGAAATTGCCGAAGCAACTGAAGAAACCGCCCAAATTTCACCTTCGTGATTGGCAAGGGAAATCTTGTCATTGACATCGAGCTTGTAACCAGTAGTCGATGAGACTGTGTTATCTCCCCCAAGATAAGAAATTGCAGTTTCACTGTGAATGTAAACCATTTCAGCGGCAATGTCGGCGCTGACGATTTTTGTTGGTGAAGTTGTGACTGCGTATTGTGCTGATGTTACTGCCATGCGGCTCTCCTATTGATTGAAGGGTCAGGAATTATTGTTCAGGGATTGATTCAGTCCAGGATGTTGTTGTTTCATCCCAAATGTAAAATTTGCCATCAGTAGGCATTGGAATTGGTGCTTGCCATTTGGCATTGGCATCTAATATCCAAGAAGGATAAGGTTGAGGAGCAAAGAAATGGTCAGCAATTGGATCGTATGAATAACCAATCCCTGCATAATTTTTGCGAATCTTTGCGTTGTAAGAAGTACGAACGCAGCGTTGACCTCTAAAATTTCCATACCAAGTTTCAGTGTCTAAACCTTCAATCAATTCAGTTTCATTGATTCCAGTAATAACTTCGGTGACGATATTGTTTTCGTCTATAAATGCGTAATGTGCCATTATGCCCAACTCACATTTCCAGTGCCAGCAGTAAAAGTTGTGATTTTATATGCGCCACTTGTTGCAGTTGAAGCAGTCAAGCCAACTCCAACGGAAATTGTGTAAGTGTTTGCATATTTCAAAATTACAACACCGGAGCCGCCCAATCCACCTTCGTTGAGATTGCCGAGGTTATCACCTGAGCCGCCACCGCCGCCGCCTGTGTTTACAGTTCCAGCAG